ATCATCAATGAGTTTTTCACGTATTTTATCATAAGAAACTGCACCCTCATAATCTGGGTTTGTAAAAAATAGTGATGTGTCTTTTGTTTTTACCCACCCATGTTTTACATTTTTATTTGGCACGCCTGCTTTTTCACAATAGACGTCAATTTTAGATTTATAAATCCCGAATTGCTGTTTTATCGTTAGCGGGTTTTTGCCAATGATATCCGCTAAGCGAATAAAATAGTCTTTCCGATATTCGTTGTCGTGTTGTGGGTGGGCGTTAAATGCATCAAGGTAGATATTTTTTTTCATTCTTTTAGTTCAAAGTGCATCCAATCATAATTTTTTTCTATGCCCAAATTTATGAATCCGTGAGCATAAAAAATATCAATCATCGGTTGGTATTCCGGCCGTGCAAATCGTGCCGTTTTTGAAGTTTCGCGCAACCTATTACGTGCCGGATCTAAATCAATGGCAATTCCCCATGAATGTTTTGACCATTTCGACCCGTTACGCATTTTGCGATAGTTGAAACACCCCCCAAATAAATCAACCCCCAGCCTTTCAATTTCGGCCATACCATAATGTGCAAGGATATCATCGAACACATTTAGAAAAGCATCCGCGGCCAATTTGTGGCATCTCATCCGCTTCACCTTGGTGTCTAAATCCCAAGCCAACCGCATTGGATATGGTAGGTTTATTGTGACCAAATACCCGGCCCCCGTTTCGTTTGGCTCGCCGTATTTTGTCATTTATTTTTCAGCCTATCATTTTCTTTTTCTAAAAACTCAAGACGTACCTTGTACTCTGCAAGTAAAGTTTTCAGTTCAATAATTTGCGTCATTAAATCATCCTTTTCTTTGGCTTCTTTCTTCAACTCACTTTCCATTATTGCTACCCTTTCCCGCAAATCATCACGATACATATTCTGTTCTTGTTTATTTTCCTTTTTATGCTCGCTTTTCATCTTCATTTTCATCTCGTAGAACTTCCAAGCCCCAGCCGAAGTAAGCACCGTCAAAAGGGTTATGATTATATTACTTGTTTCCATTGATTATTTCTTTTATCTGTCTTTGGTGGTCTTCCTTAGTAACTCTTATTAAGTTCCACAAAGCGAATATTAATATTAAGAGCCATCCTAAGTGACTGCCTTTCATTAAACCCTCCATTGCGTAGTTTATGCACGTACCCATAGCCACAAGTGTAGCAAGCTGTACGGCTATTTTTCTTAACTTTAAACTCCCATTATAAAGTACCGCGTAAAGCTGAAAAAGCCCAGTGAATGACGCCAATATTTGCATAATAGCAAGCGGGTTGCCTAATTCAAACATTGCGAACGGCAAAATAATAGCGTGCAGCAAACCGATAAGAACCTCATTTGGTTCTGAATCGGAAAACATAAATATCTCCTGGAACTTTTTAAAGCCTTTATTCATTTTTTATTCCTCGTCAATCTGGCAATATGGGCTATCGCTATGTGCTGGAACAGAACAGTACCCTTTAAGGTACAACCCATCGTCACCGCTGAAGGTGTGAACTCCTACGGGGTTAGGCCATACAATATAAGCCTCTAAGGTGTCTAACGGCTCGTTTAAGAGCATATCTACCGCATAAAGGGTACTTAGGTCGGTACACTCTCCTTCTTCGTTGTGAGCCTTACAGATATGCCCTATCTCGACAATTGCCGTTATCTCAGGGATTAAAGTTTCGTTACCCTCTTCGTCTGTGCTGTAAAGGGTTGGTCTAATGGTTGCCCATTGCTCGTCTGTAAATTCGTATTTGTTAAAAATCATAATGTTGTTAATGTTTCTAAATCTGTATCTGTTAATGCTGAAGGGAAGACCATAAGGTTTTTGACTTTGCCGTAGAAAGGTTCAGTTGTACCATCCGCATCAAGAAAGTTAAAGTTGTCTAAAACACCACTTGCAAAAGACACACCGCTTAAATCAGAACCTATCTCGACCCCGTTAGCCCATATAGAAAAATCATTTTCTTTCCATTTTACAGCAAGTTTGTTGCAGTTTTTTACGTCATCAATAGTGCTTATAATATTTACAACTAACGTACCGCCAACTCTTATGAAAAATATAATGCCGTTTGATGCGTTATTATATCCTAATATTATTCTATTATTAATCGTTCCGTCGCCTAAAGAAATGAACCTTTGCGATGAATCATTAGCCAAAGCTGCCGCTTCAACATACAATACTCCCTCTGTACTATTAATAACACCACTAAGCCCGCTTGTGCTGCTTGTGTCTTTTATACGAGTCGCGGTTGCCGATGCGGTGGGGATGTATGAGGTTGCGTATGAGCCTTGTTCGAATTGTGCTCCGTAGAGGTATGCTCCACTTGTGCCGTTATTGGTAAAACTTTCTACATTATCGACATTACTAACTCCAATTCGAGTTCTGTTAGTTGTGCCACTTTGATTAAAAGTCATTTCACATCTATACCAGTCTTGTCCGTAATCGGTAATTTTTGAAGATGTAATGCCATTTTGTTTTGTGCCGACTACGCCATTCTCTAAATCAAACCACGCAATGCCATTACTTACACTTCCCTCTTTAAGATAAATAAAAGAATAGCCGCCTTTTTTAGCAAAAATAGATAAGGTATAAGCCGCCCCAGCAGTTGCACCAGAATTTCTTGAAATTACGGGTGCAAATGTTCCAGCCGTACCGACAATTTTATCGCCATTCGTTGTTCCGTCTGGTGAAGTTGTGTCGTTTGCAGTTATTGAGCAACTAAACTTAGCCCAATATCCATTATCGAACTGCTCACTATATAACTTTAAATTGGTTCTCTGAGGCTCCAAAAGTAGTGACCCACATCCTCCCCCAGTGTAGTCTATTCGGGGAACGTTTAAACGGTCTGTCGTTGGGAAGTAAGGTTTAGCCGTAGAGCCTGAGTTTAGTTGTGCTCCCCAAAGATAAACGCCGCTTGTGCCGTTGCCAGCAATATTTCTATCATCCCAAGTAGAGCCATTTATAGCGTATATTCTTGCTTGATTGTGGTCTGTTAAAGTTGTAGAAATTGCACAACGATACCATCCGTTTCCAACATTTTCAACTGATGCAATTACCGTCCCGTCCGTTTCGGTTATAGTTCCATTTGATAAATCAAAAGTAGCCCTTGCATTGTGTACTGTAAATAGCAAAACAATTGTACTATATCCCGCTGCCTTTGCGTAAACACTAAACGATTGAGGAGAGCCAACTATTGATTGTAAAACTCCGTGTGAATCAGCTACAATACTTGGTATAAGTTTATCTGCCGTTAAAGTACCGATTGGCGAATTTGTAGCGTTAGCAGTTATTGTAGCTGTGTCAAATTTATCCCACGCCGCATTGTCAAACTGCTCTGAGTAAGTTAATAAATTATACGGCATCTCCTCAATCAACCCCTCAGCGTTCACCCTCGTTGCGGTGCTTGCTCGTGAGAAATTAAAGTCCCCACTTCCATCGGTTGGCTTTAAACTATATATTTTATCCTCTTTGTATCCAGAAGGGTACATTATCAGGCTTGCGTCATCGTATAAACTCATTCTTGTATTATTCTATTTAAAAATCGAACTAAGCAAGTATTGTTTTCATAAACACCACCATCAGCAATCACACGTAGCTTATAAGCCAATGCAATCACTTGCCCGGGGTTGCCGGTGTCAATCTTGCTATATTGGAACCCGTACCCGTACATATTACCCTCTAATAAGTAACACGGACCCACTCGAAACAACAACGCTTTTAAAAGCCTTGTCACCCTTTGGGCCTAATATCATACCCTTGGTTATTGTTTTCCCGCTCACGCCCCATTCTGCCAACACATCGGTATCATCTTGATCCGTTAACGTGGTGAATACTGCGTCCTCGTTTACCACTAAAAATTGGTAATTATCTGATGAAGTAGCTGCAACGGTTCCATCCGTATATTTGCCGCCGTCCATTCCAACTAAATTGTCTAAAGTTATTGCCATTTTTTTTTATTATTTACTTTCTCTTATTGAATATTCCATGATAATTCTTGCACATTGGCTTGTGTTATCAAACAAAATTTCTGTATTGCTTAATAATGTTTGCCGGATGTCTTTGCCGTTTACAACACCCTTATATCTGTAAAGTGTTGTTTCAATAGCATCAGCAATGTTTGAAGCTTCCAAAAACCCCGCGTTGCCGTCTTTGCCTTTGGATGCGTAAATATTTATTTCAACATCGTGGTTGATAATTGAATAACCATCTTTGAAGTTTTCCGGCGTACCACTTTCGGTAATTATTACACGCGGAAACAAATCCTTTTGTGCTGCAATGCCGTAGTTCAATTGTGACACCAAATCGGTAACACTTGAAACGTTTAGTAATGTGTATACGGCATCCCCTATCATTAGTGCAAATATGATGAATGCGCAAAAAAATGATGTGTAATATTTTTTACCTTTTTATTTGTTTTGCAGTTTTTGAACCATTGCAACTTTTGCAAAGTGCTTGAAAATTGTCGGGGTCCCATTTATCACCCCCATCGGCAACCGGTATAATGTGGTCAGTGTAGTATGATGGCTGTGTGCATTCATCAACCTCACACACCGGGTGTTTCATCTTATAGGCCAATGACAATTTTCGCCACGCTTGCGTATTGTAAAACTTCAAATCCTCTTGGTTTTTCAACCAATTTTGTTTTTCTTTTCTTGGGTTGTACTCCTTAATTGAATGCACCCGCTTTGGCATTG